GGCAATCAGCAAAGGTTTATACGCCGCGCCCGAGGGTCTTGACCAGATCGACAACGCCGTGCCGGAGATCGAGATTGAGATCGAAGACCCGGAGTCAGTAAGTATTGGCATGGATGGTCTTGAGATTGATCTTAAGCCCGCCAAAGAAACTGCGGATACGTTTGATGCCAACTTGGCTGAGTACATTGACGCAGATGTGATTGACTCACTTGGTGCTGAGTTGGTTGAGGAGTTCGACAAAGACATCGGCGATCGTAAAGACTGGATGCAGACTTACGTAGATGGCCTGAAGTTGTTGGGCTTGAAGTATGAAGAGCGCACAGAGCCTTGGGCGGGAGCCTGCGGTGTGTTCCATCCTATGCTCACTGAGTCAGTTGTTCGGTTCCAGTCCGAAGCGATGATGGAGACGTTCCCGGCGCAAGGCCCGGTGAAGACCCAGATCGTTGGCGCTGTTGACCGCATGCGTGAAGAAGCCGCAGCGCGAGTTCGTGAAGATATGAACTATCAGCTCACCGAGGTGATGACTGAGTACCGACCAGAGCACGAGAAGATGTTGTGGTCGTTGCCCATCACGGGCAGCGCGTTCAAGAAGGTGTACTACGATCCGGCCAAGGGTCGCCAAGTTGCTGTGTTTATCCCCGCCGAAGATATTGTGGTGCCTTACGGTGCGTCGAGTCTTGAAGGTGCGGAGCGAGTTACGCACGTTATGCGTAAGACCAAGAACGAGATCACCAAGCTCATGGAGGCTGGGTTCTACATGGACGTAGACATCGGCGAGCCGACGCACCAGCTGGACGACATTGAGAAGCAGAAGGCCGAAGAGATGGGGCTATCGGCGCTGCATGATGATAGGTTTAGACTATTAGAGATGAATGTGGACTTGGACCTCAAGGGGTTTGAGCATACTAATAAGAAGGGTGAGATGACGGGCATCGCCCTGCCTTACGTGATTACGGTTGAGAAAGGTACTAACCAAATCTTGGCCATACGGAGGAATTGGTATGAAGGAGACAAACTCCACCTCAAGCGACAACATTTTGTTCACTATCAGTACATCCCCGGGTTTGGGTTCTACGGATACGGTCTTATCCATCTCATTGGAGGTTACGCTAAGTCCGCTACCATGCTCATCCGCCAATTGGTTGATGCAGGCACTCTGTCAAATCTCCCCGGAGGTCTTAAATCACGCGGGCTTCGCATTAAAGGTGATGACACACCGATTGCCCCCGGCGAGTTCCGAGATGTAGATGTGCCGAGCGGTTCGATCCGCGACAACATCTTGCCGTTGCCGTACAAGGAGCCAAGTCAGGTTCTGTATGCGCTGTTCCAGAACATCGTCCAAGAGGGCCGGGCGTTCGCCTCCTCTGGTGATATGAAGGTCAGCGACATGGGCTCGCAAGCTCCGGTCGGCACTACGCTGGCGATTCTGGAGCGTACGCTCAAGGTGATGACTGCTGTGCAGTCTCGCTTGCACTTTGCCATGAAGCAGGAGTTCAAGCTGCTCAAGGTAATCATCGCTGACTACTGCCCAGAGGACTACGACTACGAGCCAGTAGATGCGCGTCGCTCCGCCCGTAAGGAAGACTACGACATGGTGGACGTGATCCCCGTGTCTGATCCGAACGCTGCCACGATGGCGCAGAAGATTGTGCAGTATCAGGCTGTGCTCCAGCTGGCGCAGACAGCGCCGCAGTTGTACAACCTACCTGTGTTGCACCGTCAGATGATTGAGATTCTTGGTATTAAGAACGCGAGCAAGCTTGTGCCGATCGAAGATGATGCGGTGCCGCAAGACCCAGTGCAGGAGAATCAGAACTTGCTGATTGGCAAGCCGGTCAAAGCGTTCATCCAGCAGAACCATGAGGCTCACATTCAAGTCCACATGGCTGCGATGCAGAACCCGAAGATCATGCAGCTGATGCAGATGAACCCGCAAGCGCAGGCCATTCAGGCTGCTGCGATGGCGCACATCAACGAGCATATTGCGTTTGAGTATCGCAAGCAGGTGGAGATGCAGTTGGGTACACCGTTGCCGGGTGAAGAGGCCAATAAAGAAATTTCACCGGAGATGGCTGATCAGATTGCCATGATGTCTGCGAAGGCGTCCGCCATTCTCTTGCAGCGTGACCAGCAGGAAGCCAAACAACAGCAGGCGCAGCAACAAATGCAAGACCCGATTGTTCAGATGCAGATGCAAGAACTCCAGATCAAGCAGGGTGAGCTCCAGCTCAAGCAGCAGAAGATGCAGACCGAGGCAGCAGCTAAGGCCGATCAGCTTGAGATTGAGCGGGCCCGGATTGAGTCTCAGAAAGAGATCGCGGCCATGCAGGTGGGGGCAACAGCAGCCGCTGCGCGAGACAAACTCAAACAGCAGATGGAAGCGGAGGGGGTTCGTATGGGGATTGACGCTGCCAAACATCGCGCTCAAATGTCCATGCAACAACGCCAGTACGACACTAGGTCTACTAGAAAGGATAAAAATTGAGCGATCACATACTCTTATCCATAACAGTCAAGGAGATTAATAAGCTCCGTGACGATCAGGTATCCCACCTATCAAACGGTGGTGCGAAAAGTTTTGACGAGTACCGTCATGTCTGCGGGGTTATCCGGGGTCTGACCCATGCAGAATCCATAATCAAAGACCTCGTGCAAAGATCGGAGATGAGTGATGACTGATTTTAATGTCGCTGTGGTAGACCTTTCGGAGGTTTTGAACGAATCAGCTGAGGAGAAGGCGAAGCAACTGCCTGATCCGAAGAGATTTATGCTTCTTTGCGTAGTCCCCGAAGCTATGGAAGCGTTCGCTAATAGTGAAGTAGGCATCGTAAAGTCCAGCCAATCCATGATGTATGAAGAGGTGCTTACCCCTGTTCTGTTTGTCGTGAAGTTGGGCCCTGACGCATACGCAGACAAAACCCGGTTCCCCAGTGGGCCGTCGTGCAAGGAAGGTGACTTCGTCATCGTCCGACCAAATTCAGGAACTCGCCTGAAAATTCATGGCCGTGAATTCCGGATCATCAACGATGACTCGGTTGAAGCAGTTGTGGAAGACCCGCGTAGTATTACGCGTGCATCGTAAGGAGTAAATCATGGCAACAAAGTTTGATGATGACTATGAGTTTCCTGATGAAAAGGAAACTAAGCGGGCGAAAGCTGCTGCTGAAGAGGACAAACTTGATATAGAAATTGAGGACGACACCCCCGTACAAGATCGTGGCCGCAAGCCCATGAAGGAGCCGGTGGAGGAGCCCACAGAGGACGAACTCGCCACATACGACGAGAAAGTTCAAGCCCGTATCAAGAAGTTTACCCGTGGATATCACGACGAGCGACGCGCCAAAGAAGAAGCCCTGCGAGAGCGGGAAGCAGCTGAGACGTACGCCCGGCAGGTTCTCGAGGAGAACAAGAAACTTCAACAGCAGCTCTCTACTGGGAGCAAGGCTTACATTGAGACTTCACAGGAGGCAGCAGCCGCTGCGCTGGTCGCCGCCAAGAAGAAGTACAAAGAAGCCTACGACTCTGCGGACCCGGACGAGTTGGCCGACGCACAGGCAGAAATTACGCGGGCAACGCTCAAAATAGAGCGTACGTCTGATATGAAGCCTATTGAGATAGAAGAGCGAGAGTTTAAAGCTCCAGTTGACACTGCGCCGAAGGTCAACCCACGGACGCAACGTTGGATAGAAAACAACAGAGACTGGTGGGGTAGAGACGAAGAAATGACGTCTGCCGCACTGGGGCTTGACAAGAAATTACAACGCGAGTATGGTGTCGAATATATTGGTAGCGCAGATTACTTCAAAACAATCGACCGCACCATGCGTAAAAGATTTCCTGAGCATTTTGAAGATGTTCAGAGCGACGAGGAAGAATATGACCCGCCTCCTAGAAAGAGGTCAGAACCGGCTTACGAGGATGAAACCACGCGCCGTGCAACAAAGCCAAGTTCCGTTGTGGCACCTGCCACCCGGAGCACACCACCTAACCGTATTCGGTTAAAGGCATCCGAAGTGGCGATAGCTCGCCGTATTGGGGTGTCAGTAGAAGAATACGCAAAACAGGTTGCTTTACTTAGAAGGAATGAATAATGGAACAGCAAACACAAAACCGTAAGAGTCGTGATTCTGAAACCAGAGTAGAAATGCTGCGCCCACAGATGTGGCGTGCGCCTGAAACTCTGCCATCACCCGACCCTCGACCTGATTGGACGCACCGTTGGGTACGTACAAGCACTATGGGTGTAGCTGATCCGGGCAACATTTCGTCGAAGTTACGCGAAGGATACGAACCCTGCAAAGCAGAGGATTATCCTGAGCTCATGATGCACGCTTCCACTGAAGGTCGTTTTAAAGGAACGATTGAAGTGGGTGGTTTGTTGCTCTGCCGCATCCCGTCTGAGTTTTTGGTACAACGTATGAAACACTACGATGAAAAGAACAGAATGCAGATGGAATCAGTGGACAACACTTTTCTCCGTGATAGAGACGCTCGATCTAATATGGCGATGATCGTCGATAAAAAGTCGAAAGTCACTTTCGGTTCTGGTACATAAATTTTAGGAGTCATTAAATGGCAGCTACAGCTTCTCCCTATGGGCTACGTCCCATTAACCGTATTGATGGCATGCCTTATGCTGGTGCAACTCAGACTTTTCTGATTGACCCTGCTGGCGAAGCCACCAATATTTTCTATGGTCAGGTGGTCATTATTGGCGCGGACGGCTATTTAGCCATCTCTACCGCCACTGGTGCCGACATTACGACCAACAACCTTGGCGGCAGCGGCATCGGTGCGATCGGCGTTTTCGTCGGTTGCCAGTACGTCAATGCACAAGGTCAAGTGATTAACTCTCAGTACTACCCCTCCGGCACAACCGGTGTGGTAACAGCTAAGGTTATTACTGACCCAAGCGTTGCGTTCCAAGCACAGCTAGATGGTTCTGGCGCTCAATCCGTTTTGGGCACTAACACCTTCTTTGCCGCTGTACAAAGCACCAGCACAGGTTCCACTACAACTGGTAACTCAACCAGCGCTTTGGAATCTACAGTGCAAACCACTGCTGCGGCTTTCCGTATTGTGGGCTTTGTTGAGGTTCAAGGCTTCTCGGCAATCGGCGATGCGTTCACTGATGTGTTGGTTAAGTTCAACCCCAGTGCTCACTCGTATTTAAACAACGTCGGTTTGTAAGGAGCTAAATCATGGCTATTTCACGCGCACAACTACTTAAAGAACTCCTCCCCGGATTGAATGCTTTGTTTGGCATGGAGTACGCTCGCTACGGTGAGCAACACAAGGAAATCTACGAGACTGAAACCTCTGAGCGTTCCTTTGAGGAAGAAACCAAGCTGTCCGGCTTTGGTGCTGCACCTGTCAAGAGTGAGGGTTCTGCCATCGCTTATGACAACGCGCAGGAAGCTTTCTCTACCCGCTACACGCACGAAACCATCGCCCTTGGCTTCAGTATTACTGAAGAAGCGATCGAAGATAATCTGTACGACAGCTTGTCTTCACGCTACACCAAGTCTTTGGCTCGCGCTATGGCGTATACCAAGCAGACCAAGGCTGCGGCTGTTTTGAACAACGGTTTCACCAACTCTTCCGCTTATTACGGTGGTGATGGCGTTCCTTTGTTTAGCACTTCGCACCCAACCGTAGGCGGTGGTGTTAACTCCAACACTCCTTCGACCCAAGTTGATTTGAACGAGACTTCTTTGGAAGCCTCCGTTATTCAGATCGCTGCTTGGACGGATGAGCGTGGTCTGTTGATCGCTGCTAAACCTCGTAAGCTGATTGTTCCACCTGCGTTGCAATTCGTTGCTACTCGCTTGCTGGAAACTGGTCTGCGTGTTGGCACTGCTGACAACGACATCAATGCGTTGAAAAACAACGGTTCAATCCCCGGGGGTTACACCGTCAACAACTATTTGACTGACACCAACGCTTGGTTTATCTGCACAGACGTGCCTAACGGTTTGAAGCACTTTGTGCGTACACCGATGACTAATAATATGGATGGAGACTTCGACACCGGAAACGTGCGTTACAAGTCCCGCGAACGTTATAGCTTCGGCTGGTCAGACCCATTGGGTATGTTTGGCTCATCTGGTTCGACCTAAGCGAACCCGCATAAAACCTAGGTTCTATGCTAAAGAGAGGCCCCTTCGGGGGCCTTTTTTATTGTTTGCTTGACAGGTTAATTTCTTGTGGTACATTACCTGTTACTAAGTCACAGGAGATACTATGGACACCACGGGGTTACCTAAAACAAGAGCCGAAGCAAAAGAAACCGGTAGTAAGTACTACTTTACTGGGCAACCGTGCAAGCATGGGCATATAGCAGCCCGTAAAACAAAAGGCTCTTGCCTAGAGTGCTTAAAGGTAGAGTGGCAAGAAGGGGTGGTATCTCGTGCAGATTACTTTGCCGACTACAACCGACGTGAAGAAGTGAAGGATACTAAACACGCTTGGTACCAAGCAAATAGGGAGCAAGTAATGCTGGCGGCTAGCACCCGCCCAGCAGAGGTTAAACGAGAATACCAAGCTGCGTGGAAAGAACGGAACGCAGTATGGGTAAAAGCAGACACGAAATCCCGTAGGCGCAAGCATAGAGAAGCCACCCCCAAATGGCTAACGGTAGCGCAAAAAATTGCAATGCGTGAGATATACAAAATTGCCATAACTATGACCCAGACCACTGGGGAGCAGTACGTGGTTGATCACATCGTACCGTTGCGCTCCCACGAAGTTTGCGGCTTGCACGTACCTTGGAACCTGCGGGTAATCACCCAAGAGGAAAATTTAAAGAAGTCCAACAAACTTCTTGCACCCCCCGCGACAAAGTGATATATTGCTGCTAATCCGGACTTTCCGGTGTATCTAACAGTTCCGGCTGACGACATGCAGATAGATACACCCAACTTGCATGTAAGGAAAAATTATGGCACGCACTACGTTTCAAGGCCCAGTTCGTTCATTGGGCGGCATCTATCAACAAGGCCCCGCCTCTGTTGTTGAAATCACAACCAGCACCACATTGAGCCCCGAAGCCCACGGTGGTCGTATCATTTCTGTCGGTGGCTCTTTGGCCGCTGCACTCACATTGACGCTTCCCGCAATCAATGTTTCGACCAACCCAACCACGTCTGGCCCCGGTCAAGACCCCAATACGCTGAACAACGAAGGCGTTGTCTACACCATCTGGGTTCCTACAACCATCTCCACTAGCTCGTTGAAAATCGGTGTTACCGCTGCGTCTGGTGACTTGTACGTTGGCGCTGTAATGTCTATTGATTCAGACACATCTGGTGCTGTGGTTGCTTTCTCTGCTAACGGCTCTTCCAATGACTTCATCAACTTGAACGGTACAACTACCGGCGGCGTTGCTGGCACATGGGTTCAGATCGTGGCGATTGCTGCTGACAAGTACATGGTGACTGGAAATGTTATTGGTTCCGGCACTGTCGCTACACCGTTCGCAGACTCTTAATCAACTCAAGGGGCTTCGGCCCCCTTTTAAAAGGAGATTGATTATGATGCAAACAGACGTTAAATCGCAACACGGCGGAGTTTCTGGCTTGATGGTTCCGTACCGTACTCGCCTTAAAGGCGCGGTTGTTTTTCCGTTTTCTGGTGCTACAGAGTACACCGTTTTGGTTGATAACATCAGTATCAGCGGAACTTACGCAAGAGCCACTACTACGGCGACAATTACAGCGGCTAATCATGGTTTAAGGGCTGGCGATTGGGTTTATCTGGACTGGGATTTGACGGATAACCCGTACCAAGTCCAAACAGCCGCCACTGCAAATACGTTTACTGTCACTGTTGCGAATTCGGGTGCGGCCAGCGGAAATGTCACCGTATACAACGACGTGCTGCTGCAATTGGACGCATCAAATCAAACTGGATACAGTGTGCCGATTCCCGGCGAAGGTATTCTTGCCCATCACGGCATACGCCTTTTCTTGGGAGCCAACACACATATCACGGTGTTTTATGGCTAAGAAAACCCCATCCCTTGCAGTAGGTCGCGGTGAGAAGCTGCCGGTCTCTAAAGGGGCGGGCTTGACTGCCAAAGGCCGTGCCAAGTACAACGCTGCTACGGGTAGTAACCTGAAGGCTCCACAGCCCCAAGGTGGTAAACGCAAGGATTCGTTCTGCGCCCGTATGAGCGGTATGCCCGGCCCGATGAAAGACGAAAAAGGCAAGCCTACCCGTAAGGCTGCTTCACTAGCAAGATGGAAATGCTGAAATGACCGAAATTACGTTAACAGACCGCGAAGAAGCCATTGCCAGAAAAGCGGCGAAGCTGGCTATCGAAGAGATGTCTGGCGAGTTCTATAAAAAAGTTGGTAAGACCGTTGTAGAAAAAGCGCTTATTTGGCTTGGCATGTTGATTGTTGGCTTTGTGCTTGGCAAAGGCTGGATCATTAAGGTTTAATATGCCAGCAACAAGTGACAAGCAAAAGCGGTTCATGGATGCCGCAGCACACAACCCAGCGTTTGCCAAGAAGGCTGGCGTGCCTGTGTCTGTAGCCAAGGATTTCAGCGAGAAAAGCAAAGGCGTTAAGTTTGGTGGGTCTAAAACCAGACCTGATCTTCAGAAGGTAAACGAGCCAAAAACTCGTCAAGGTAAGACAGAACTTTTTAACAAAGGTGGCGATATGAAAGAATCTAAAGCAATGGTTAGTAAAGAAATCGGCTTCATGAAAAAAGCCGGTGCTCCTAAATCCATGATCAAACACGAGAAGTCCGAAATGGGTATGAAAAAGATGGCCTCTGGCGGCATGACAGCCGCACTTGCCAAACATGCTGGCAAACCCGCTTCTAAAGCCCACGCTGGCCTCAAAGATGGTGGCATGACCAAGATGGGCTCTGTTAAAACCAGCTCCAAGCCTGATGGTGTTGTTGTCAAGGGTAAGACCAAGGGCGCAATGATCAAGATGAAATCTGGCGGCAGAGCCTGTTAAGGACTCATCATGGCCAGCAAAAAAACCGGGAATTTAGCTGCTTTAGCCGCATTGGCCGGTCTTGCCTATATGGCTACTAGGGGCAAGGGCGAAGACAAAGCCAAAGCCCAAGACGTGGTTAAAAGCAGAAGTATGGATGTTAAGCCCGTAGAAGCTAAGCCTGTGGAAGTTAAGCCTGTGGACTTGGGCGAAATCCGCGATGAAGAAGGTACTTTGTCAACACTTCGCCGTAACACTGAGACTGGTGAGCTGTACGACCCCGGTGTACAAAATGCAGCAGGTAGACAAAACCGAATTAACGCAAATGTTAACAACCCCGGATATTCTGCGGGCATGAAAAAAGGTGGCGCAGTCAAGAAGATGGCTTCTGGCGGTTCAGCTTCTTCACGCGCAGACGGTATCGCCACCAAAGGCAAAACTCGCGGAAGGATGTGCTAATCATGGCTACTAAAAAAGCAAATTACGGTTATACGGTTGCGGATGATGCCGATTTAACTTTAGCCGATCAATCTGGGGGTAAGTTTGACACCGAGAAACTACGGCGGGGGCAGGCGCAGCTTATGGAAACCCCTAAGCCAGATCGCAAATCAATGCGATATTTAGGCGCGGACGACAATCCTAACTTTGACATGTCCAGTGCGGGCGCTGGTCGTGGTAAGCAAGGTGGCCCGACAGCTAAGGAAAAGAACCAAGCTAACATGAGCGCTGCTGAAAAGGAAATGGTTCAAGAAGCTGCGGACGATAGAGATCGTAAAAAAGCGGATAAGGCCCCAACGACTAAAACCGAAATGGGTAAGACTTTTAAGTCCGGTGGTGTTACTCGTGCGGATGGCTGCATCTCTAAGGGCCATACAAAAGGCCGGATGGTGTAATCATGACCGCCAAAAAAGCAAAACGATTTGACGATGGTGGCGTAGTTGCAAACTCAAACTATCCGTTTGGGCAAGGGCAAAGTCAAATGCAAGCCCCTATACAGGATGCTGGTGGTTTAGGAAACACTTCGCCTTTGGTTCAAGTCAACACAGGCGCAGCAGACGCTGCACAGATAGAACAAAATCCTGCAACAGCAACCCCAACGCCGATGAAAAAGGGTGGGGCTGTCAAAGCAAACCGAGGCGACGGTATCGCTCAACGTGGCCGCACAAAAGGCCGTTTCGTCTAAAGGAGATAGTTATGACTAGTTTTGCACCGGGAGCTTCTAAAAAAGAAATGGGCAGAGTAAATAAACACCTCTACGGAGACAAAATGGGTGGTGGTAATGCCCCTATGGGCGCAGCAGCCAACGCTGCTAATGCCGCGAGACAACAAAGCGTGGCTCAGGCTGCTGCACAAAAAAGCGCATTTGGTGGTATGGGTAAAGGACCCGCAGACGTACTCCGTCAAATGGGCGCAGCAGCCAACGCTGCTATGGGCAACCCAAAAACAGGTATTGGCACAACCACAAAGCCAATGCCCGGAGGCGGCCCGCAAGGTCCTGGCGGAGTAATGATGAGCGGACCTAAAACAGGTCCAATTCCCGGAATCAGGCCATTGCAAGATCTTGGCACCGCTATGGGCGGACCTAAAACAGGTATTGGCACAACCACAAAGCCAATGCCCGGAGGCGGTATCCAAACGCAGTCGCAACTTATGTCCGACCAGTTGCGCGTAGCAAACCCAAAAGTGGCATCCGCTGCACCAAACGCATCAAGCCAAGTGCGCCAAACGCCCCGCGCAATGATGAAAAACGGCGGCGCGGTCAAGAAGATGGCTTCTGGCGGTTCAGTTTCTTCTGCCTCTAAACGTGCCGACGGTATCGCTACCAAAGGCAAAACCCGTGGGAAGATGTGCTGACATGATGTCCAGCCGTGGCATGGGGGCCATAAACCCGAAGAAAATACCCAAAGCTAAAGCCGTCAAGATGGCTGAAGGCGGCAAGGTCAATGAAGCGGGCAACTACACCAAGCCCGGTCTTCGCAAGCGTATTTTTAACAGCATCAAAGCCGCAGCAGTGCAAGGCACAGGCGCAGGTCAGTGGTCGGCCCGTAAGGCCCAATTGATGGCTAAACGTTACAAAGCCGCTGGTGGCGGCTACAAAGACTGATATGAAAGCCCCACAACAGTCTCTGAAGAATTGGGGCGACCAAAAATGGAGAACCAAAAGTGGTAAAAAATCTTCTGAAACAGGTGAGCGATACCTTCCAAGCGCTGCGATTAAAAGTCTCAGCCCTAATGAATACGCTGCAACAACGCGTGCGAAGCGTGCTGGCAAAAAAGCCGGAAAACAATTCGTAGCCCAGCCCAAAACGATTGCAAAGAAAACAGCAGGATTTAGATAATGGCAAACACTTCCGGCTCTTCCTCGTTTAACCTTGACCTGACTGAGTTGGTCGAGGAGGCGTTTGAACGCGCCGGTAGCGAGATGCGTACCGGCTATGACCTGCGGACTGCTCGCCGTAGCCTGAACATCATGTTCGCTGATTGGGCCAATCGCGGTATCAACATGTGGACGATTGAGCCGGGCACCATCACCTTTGTGCAGGGCCAGAACACCTACGCGCTGCCGTCTGACACTATTGACCTGCTTGAGCACGTCATCCGCACTGGCGGTAACGCAGCGTCTACGCAGGCAGACTTGACGATCACCCGGATCAGCGTTTCCACCTACGCCACGATTCCAAACAAGATTCAGCAGGCGCGGCCCATCCAAATTTGGATTCAGCGGTACAACGCACAAAGCTCGCCCACTGGTCTAACGCTAAACGGGAACATCACTGCGACAGACACAACAATCACCCTCAGTTCTACTGTGGGCCTACCCGCATCTGGCTTCATCAAAATTGACAACGAGACCATCAATTACGGCTACATATCAGGGAATACCCTAAACAGCTGTTTTCGTGCTCAAAATAACAGCACCGCAGCCGCGCATACCACTGCTACAGCCGTGTACTGGGAGCAGTTGCCCGCCGTCACTGTCTGGCCAACGCCTGACGGGTCGCAGACTTACGAATTGGTTTATTGGCGTCTGCGCCGTACTCAAGACGCTGGTGGCGGTGTCAACGTCATGGATGTCCCGTTCCGGTTCGTGCCTTGCATGGCAGCGGGCTTGTCGTATTACCTAGCGGGCAAGATTCCTTCAGGGTTCGAGCGCCTGCCTATGCTCAAATCTCAATACGACGAGGCTTGGCAGAACGCCGCCGGTGAGGATAGTGAAAAAGCTGCGGTGCGATTTGTGCCGCGCCAGATGTTTATAAACTGACATGGGCAATAGGTTTGCCAGCGGTAAGAACGCGATTGCGGAGTGTGACCGCTGTGGGCAGCGCTTTAGTTTAAAGGTGCTGCGGAAAGAAATTATCAAGACTAAGACGTACAATTTGCTTGTATGTCCTGAGTGTTGGGACCCAGATCAACCGCAGCTTCAGTTGGGTATGTATCCAGTTGATGATCCGCAGGGCTTGCGTGACCCGCGCCCAGACCGTAGCTACGTGGCTTCGGGGCTTTTGGCAAATGGTAGCCCGGGTGAAGGTAGCCGGAACATCCAGTGGGGCTGGTATCCGGTGGGCGGCTCTAGGTTTTTTGATGATGCGCTGACGCCGAATCTCTTGGCTTTAGGCGTACAAATTGGTACAGTTACGGTTACCACATAAGGAGTTGAAGATGGCTAAATTTAGCAAAAAGATTGGCGGCAAAGAAGTTGGTGATGCCAGCGTCTATGCTAAGCCGCACACTATGACCGGTAAATCCGTAGCTGCGGAAACCAACCCGGGTAAGATGCCGAACCACAGCAAGTTGGACACCTACAACGTGAGCCTTGGCGCTGTTAGCAAGTTCGCCGGTGACCAGCCAGCCAAAACTTCGGGCATCAAAATCCGTGGTACAGGCGCAGCTACCAAGGGCTTGATGGCTCGTGGCCCAATGGCGTAAAACATGACGTACACCGAGCTTGTAGCGGCTATTCAGTCGTACACGGAGAATCAGTTCCCAGTTACATATCTGGCGGACAACACTACCGTGTCCAGCACAACTCAGATTAACACTCTGATTGAGCAGGCCGAGCAGCGCATCTACAACTCGGTGCAGTTCCCGTCGATCCGAAAGAATCAGTACTCATTGATAACGGCAAACAACAAGTACGTGTCTCTACCAGACGACTTCTTGGCTGTGTACTCGTTGGCCTTGGTGACGGGCGTTACTGGCGCAAATTTAGACACTGGCACGTTTGAGTATTTACTCAACAAGGACGCAAACTTTATCCGTCAGGCGTACCCAACTCCAAATTCTACGGGCGAGCCAAAATACTACGCTTTGTTTGGCCCAACAATCGTCAGTTCAGCAATTACAAACGAGCTATCAATTATTCTCGGCCCAACGCCAGATGCCGCGTACTACGTGGAATTGCACTATTACTACTATCCCGAGTCCATTACAACCGTTGCCTCTGGACAGACATGGTTGGGCGACAACTTTGATACGGTCTTGCTGTATGGCAGTTTGGTCGAGGCGTACACGTACATGAAGGGTGAAGCAGACATCATTGGTTTGTACGACACTAAGTACAAAGAAGCTTTGGCTTTGGCTAAACGTCTGGGTGACGGCATGGAACGTCAAGACGCATACCGTAGTGGTCAATATAGACAGGCAGTCACATGACCATAGCTCAGACATCAACAACCAGCTTCAAGGTGGAACTGCTTCAGGCGGTTCATAACTTTGGCCCAACAACGCCAAACACTTTTAAGATTGCCCTATACACAGCGGAGTCGGATATTGGCCCCGCTACAACTGCATATACAACGGCCAACGAAGTGGTTGGCACTGGCTACACGGCGGGCGGCAACACGCTGGTTATTTTGACCAGCCCCACCTCGGGTAACAACACCGCAAGTATCCCCACCGCGTTTGTTAGTTTCTCCAATACATCTTGGGCAAGTTCAACTATTACGGCTCGCGGCGCTCTAATTTACAACAGTACGCAGGGTAATAAGTCTGTTGCGGTGTTGGACTTTGGTGCGGATAAGACTACAGCCAATGCTACTTTTTTAATCACCTTCCCAGCCGCAGACGCTTCCGGCGCAATTGTGCGAATTTCATAAGGATCAATATGCTTGTAACCACAACAAAAGGCGACATGGACGATTCTCTGCTTGAAAAGCGGGACGGCACAGTGGATAATGACAACGAACTCACAACATGGGTTGAGTACTGGTTAGAGGGCGAGCTTGTTCATCGTTCTGCCCATGTGACCCTGAAAAAAACAGCCGTCTTTGGTGGCGGCGAAACAGCTTCTTTTGCTTAAAGGATAAATCATGGCCAACACCCAATCAATGTGTACTTCTTTCATGGGCGAGTTAATGACTGCGACTCATAATTTTGGTACTGCACCAACCCGTGGAACGAGCGCAACCGACTCCTTTAAAGCGGCTTTGTATTTGGCATCTGCTACTTACGACGCATCTACTACGGCATATTCGGCAACTGGAGAAGTCTCTGGTGCTGGGTACACCGCAGGAGGTGTAGCGGTCACGGCTGCAA